GGTGTGCTGCTTGATCAGTCGGAGTACTTTCTCGAGCCCGTCAACGACCCGCCGTTTGACCGAGTGGAGATCAACCTCGGTTCTCAGGCATCATTTACGGCATCGACTACTTTCCAACGCTCGATTGCCATTACTGGATTGTGGGGATACTCCGATAACCAGGAGTCTGTCGCGAGCCTGGTTTCGCCTGTAACATCTACCTCAACATCGATCGATGTCGACAACAGCGAAAATATTGGGGTTGGTGACACCCTAGTCGTAAACCAGGAGCGGATGACTGTAACTGGTAAGGCTGCCCGAAACTCTGGGCAAACTCTCCTCATCTCTGTCGCCTCCAACATCGCCGCTAACACTCTTAGCGTGGCAGATGGAGAAGAGTTTCACCAGGACGAGATCCTGCTTGTCGATGGTGAACGTATGTTGGTTCTGGATATAGCGGGAAATACTCTAGTGGTAAAGCGCTCGTGGGATGGCTCTCCGCTTGCAGCGCATGCCAACGGAGCCGCCATTTACGTTGTAGGCTGGACGCTGAATGTAACTAGAGGGGCTCAAGGCACAACTGCCCAATCTCATGACCTACCTACGGTTATTCAGCGCTGGTGCCCACCCGATCAAGTCCACACCTGCACCATAGCGATAGCCGTGGATACGGTGCTTCAGGAAATCTCCGGATATTCTCGTACCATCGGCCCAGGCCCGGCAAAGAGCTCTGGTGGCGGGAACAAGAACACCAATTTGGCTACAGGAGGCGCTCTTCAAGCAGTCAAGGACAGTTGTTACAACGCCGTAGGCCGAAAAGGCCGAAAGTACGCTGTATAGGGAGCCGAAATGCCCAAGGTACAGACTCGAGCTGCATCCTCCTATGTCATCAATCGGAGTACTGAGGTCGCCGAGCGGCGGTGGAAGGCCAGGATGGCCAGAAACGACCGAGAAAAGCTCGCTCAGTATGTGCGCGAAGGAGTCGTTCGCGGCCTCCAGGCGCGTCCTGAGGCGCTCAAGGCAAGGGATCTGGGGCTCAAGGCTGAGGTCTTTTCCGCCTATGGGGCGATATGCCACTGCTGTGGCGAGGGTGAACTAGCCTTTCTCACGATCGATGACCCAGACAATATCCGGGAAATCATCGATGGGCCCGGTCTTTGGTCCACCCTGAAGAAGCAGAGATACCCCGACAACTTCGTGCTGACCTGTTTTAACTGCCAGGTGGCTAGTCTCACTCTCGAGGGCTGCCCTCACAAGCGCAGTATCGCCAACGAGTTGATCTGATCGGAGGTGTGGAGTGGCCGGTGCATCTTTCATTTCGGACGTTGACGGAAATAGTGTCCGATTTAGTGGTCCAGTGTTCGATGGACGAGCTTTAGCCGCCTGTGAAGCCCTTACGGAGGCGGCGAAGGAAGAAATCGGGAAGGAAGGGGTGTCCATCATCCAATCTTCTCTCGATCAAGTCCTCCAGCACCCTACCGGCTACTACCGCTCTCAGATCCAGTACGACCATGAGGGCATTGAGACGGTCATTGGAGATGGTGGCGTCGTCTATGGCCCGTGGCTAGAGGGTGTGGGGTCGAGAAACTCCCCGGTTACCAAGTTCCCTGGTTACCACACCTTCCGAGATTCATATCCTCAGATCCAAAAGAAGGCCGCCGAGATCTGTCTCAGCCTCCTTCGCGGCTCTTTTCTCGCCCGGATGAACGAGTAGAGGTGTGGTGTGGCATTCGACCCTCAGGCGGTAATGGACTCCATCATCAGTCATAGCCTAGCGACTGGCTGGTTTGACCGAGTCCAGAACCACGAACCGAAGCAACCACCGGGGAATGGGCTATCGGCTGCCCTCTGGGTTGATCGCATTGACCCTGTGGGCTCGGTATCGGGGGTCGATTCTACATCCCTCCGCGTGATGTTCATGATGCGGATCTACACCAACATGCTCCAGGAACCACAGGATGCGATTGACCCGAATGTCATCCAAGCTACCTTCTCCATCATGCAAGAACTGAGCTCTGATCTTGGTCTCGGTGCATTGGTGAAGAATGTGGATGTCCTTGGTGCCTTTGGTGAGGGGCTCGTCGCCAGAGCTGGTTACGTCAAGGTAGACACGCAGATGTACCGGGTTATGACCATCAATATCCCAGTGGTGGTCAATGACGCCTTTGACCAGGCATTCTAGGAGGCTCCTGTGGGTAAGGAAACTGGGCTTGGGGATAACTTCTACATCGATGGTTATGACCTGAGCGGGGACGTCGGATCGATCAGCAGTGCCAAAGGCGGAAATAGCCCGCTCACCATGACCGGGATCAACAAGTCGGCTTATGAACGTCAGGGAGGCCAACTCACTGGTGAGCTGGAATGGGTGTCCTTCTTCAACACCGCTGCTGGAGCTGCTCACCCAGCTCTCTCGACTCTCCCCCTCACCAGTCGAATCGCCTCCTATTTCCACGCTCCAGCGGTGGGCCAGATCGCGGCGTCACTGCAGTGTAAGCAGGTGAACTATGACCCCACCAGGTCTGACAAGGGAGAGATCACCCTCAAACTGCATGGGGAGAACGACCAGTTCCCGCTCGAGTGGGGTGAGCAGCTCACGCCGGGCAGCACCAATATCGTCGGCGCCGGTGCCCAGACCAGCCTCGACTACGGGGCCACAGGAATGCCGACTGCTTTCGGGCTCCAGGCATACCTCCAGGCGTTCGCCTTCTCCGGTACCTCAGCGACCGTAGCCATTCAGCACAGCAACGACAATGGTGGCACCGATCCATGGGCTAACATCGCTGGTGCGGTATTCACGGCGGTGACCGCCACCCCTGGTTCCCAGCGAATTGCCACCGCAGGTAACGCCTCCATCAAGCGCTGGCTTCGGGTGAATGTCACTGGAACTTTCAGTTCTTTTACCTTTGCCGTAATGGCTATAAGAAATATGACGGCAGTAGCCTTTTAGCATCTCCCCAGCGTACGATGCGACATACAGGGGATTGATCCCCTTATCGCTAGGGAGGCCGTACATGTTCAAGCTCCACCTGAATTGGAAGTCCGCCGCCGATTTCACCCGTACCATCCTTGGTGCTGGAACCATGCTCGGCGCGGTGGCTCTCAACAGCGCCCAGCAGCAGGCGATCGTGGGTGTAGTCGGCTCGATCGTCGTCCTCGTCCTGACCTTCGTGAAGCCGAGCCAGAGCGCCTGAGAACGACGCTGAGCCGACGGGAAGAGGGTGTGGGGGTAGATGAACAGGATTCCGCCGAGGATGCCATCTCAGGCGTATCAGACGTACCAGATCCTTGCCCCCACACCCAGCCACTGGCGGGCAGCGACGTGTGCCGAGGTTGAATGCCCTGCCTATCTCCGGGGCTGGACTACGACTCTCGATTTGAGCACCGATCTGGGGCAGGCCCAGCACAACTACATCCTTCGGAATAGCGGTCGACGGTTCTCAGTCATCCGATCTGGACCAAACGGTATCATGGCCGAGTTCACCTTTGAGCCCGGGCAGCGCTGTTTCAAGTCCGCTGACCATCGGCTCAGGCTTGACCGGCCGGAGCTTTACATCGTCCGTGACGGTGATAGCCGAAACCGCACGGGTGGTCTTCGCCAATTCACCGGGCAGAATGCCGCGGGAGATTGGAAAGACCACTTCTCAACTCACCAGGACAGGCTCGCCGAAATCCTTCGGCGTGGTTAGAACGGAGACAGAATGGCCAAGATCACTGGTCTTGCGTGGACCACGCTGAGTGTCGATGACTCGGGGGGTACCCCTCGAGACATCAGGAATGACATCACCAGTTTCAACTTCGCCACACCCCGCGGTGTGCAGGAAGTCACTGGTGTGGACAAGTCGGCGATCGAGCGCCTTCTGCTCCTGGCCGACTTCTCACTCGACCTTACCGGTGTGGTGAACACCGCGGCGACCACGAGCAGCCACGCGGTGCTGAAGACCGTGCCGTCGACCTCAGTGGCTCGTACCACGACCCTGACGGTTGGGGGCGCCACTCTCGTCGGGGAGCTTCTCTTCACTGACTACGGAATTACCCGATCGGACAAGGGTGAACTGACCTGGAAGTCCACAGGCGTACTGGCCGACGGCACTGTGCCAACCTGGTCCTAATTCCATAGGGAGCCAACCATGGGTTACAAGCCGCAAAAGAGGGTATTCAGACTCAAGTTCGCGGATGAGCAATATGAGGGGTTGGAGGTGATGGCCAAATCAGTCTCCACTGGAACATTGCTCGAGTTTCAGGCTTTGGCGGCTGAGGCCCGGCAGGAGACCCCAGGACTCACCTCTAGTTCCAGTAGGGAGGAGATAGCCAGGGCCCTGGCTGCAAACCAGGACATCTCCGGGGGGATCGAGAAGTTCTCGATGCTTGTGGACAAGTTCGCTGGGGTGCTTATCTCGTGGAATGTGGAGGAGGAAGTAGAGCTTTCGGATGGTACTAAGGTGGATCAACCAGTACCTCCTACCCGAGATGGTCTACTTGCTCAGGACCCTGACTTCGTCATGGCTATCATCATGGCTTGGACTGATGCTGTCTCCGGAGTCAACGACCCTTTGCCCGACGCCTCACCCTCTGGCGAGATCTTCCAGGAGCTATCGCTTCCGATGGAAGTCGCGTAACCAAACCCGCAGAGCTGGTGAGGGCAGAATTCATTCTCGGGGCATGTGAGAGATTTGGTTGCCTGCCGAGCCAATTGTATAGGGAGGATGCCGAACTAGTCCAACTAATGATGATTGAGCAACTCGGGACTAAGCAACAAGAAGCTCCAGAGATTCCTGATCAGCCCTGGTAAGGGGTGCCGTGAACGTAGTCGAGATCATCGTCACCTCCAAGAACATGGCGAAAGCGGGGTTCTCTGAGGCTGAGCGGGATGCCTCATCCCTTGGTTCTACCATGACCAAGGTAGGCGGACTTGCCGGAGCCGCTTTGGTCGGCATTGGCGTGGAAGCTGTAAAGATGGGCTCCAGCTTTGAGGCTGAGATGACAAAACTCACCACACAGGCGGGTGTCTCTCAGGGTGAGATGGGGAAGCTCAACTCTGGAGTCCTTAAGCTAGCAGGCTCAGTGGGGGCTGATCCAAACTCTCTTGCTGAATCTCTATTCCATGTGGAATCGAACTTCGAGTCCATGGGGATTAGCTCCGATAAGGCTCTTAGCCTCGTGGCTACAGCGGCAAAAGGGGCGAAAATCGGAGGCGCCGATCTCGTCGACGTCACCAACGCCCTTACCGCCTCGGTTGCCTCGGGTATCCCAGGCGTACAGAATTTTGATCAAGCC